TACCTCCTCGTCATCGACGAGGCGGACAAGCTGGTGAGCAAGTACACCCAGAAGAAGATGGAGATACTCCGGGCGATTTTCGACCAGAGCGACGTGGGGCTGGTGATCGCGGGCGAGCCGAAGCTGGAGGCCCAGATCAAGACCTACCTGGCACGAATGGCGAACCGGGTCGACTTCTACGCCTCGCTCCGGGGGCTGGCCCCCTCCGAGGTGGAGGGCTACCTGGAGGACTTCAACATCACCCCGGACGCCCTGCTGGAGCTGAAGGAGCGGGCGTGTAATATGCGGACGGGCTGTTTCCGCCTCCTCGACCGCACCCTCTCCAACGTGGGGCGCATCTTGGCTGAGCGGGGCGAGGACACGGTCACCGTGAAGATCATCGAGCAAGCGTCCTCCATGATGATGCTCTGACGACAGGGGGCCGGGACAATGAAAATGAGAAAGCAGCGGCACATGGGCGCGGCCCTGGTGATTCTCTCCTGGCTCATCCTGCTCCTGGCCGCGACCGGAACAACCCCTATTGACCAGGACGCCACTGCCGCAGTGCTGCTCCTCCCCCTGGGGCTCTACATGATCTTCACGGAGCAGTATATTTTGTACCCCTGACGCCGACCGGCGTGGGCATATAACCGAAAGGAGCTTAGACATGGCAAGAAAGCGAGTCATTGAGGAGCCGACCCTCAAATCCTGGGAGGACGTAAACGACGCCCTCCGGCAGATCGCGGAGGCCCAGATCGCGCTGGGTGACATTGAGAGCGATATGCAGAAGCAGATCATCGGGGCCCAGAAGGTGGCCGAGGAGCAGAGCAAGCCCATCAAGGACGCTCAGGCCCGGCTGGAGCGGGAGATCAAGGCGTTTGTCACCGACCACCGGGACGAGATGGGGAAGGCCAAGACCATGACACTGACCTTCGGCGAGGTGGGCTTCCGGCTCTCCACCTCCATCTCTCTCCCCCGGGCAAAGGAGAAGCTGGAGGAGATCATCCGCCGCCTGAAGTCGCGCCAGATGCACGACTGCATCGTGGTGGAGGAGAAGATCAGCAAGGACGCCCTGAAGAAATACGGCAAGGACACGGTCAACGCGGTCGGAGCTACCTGGAAGCAGAGCGACGTCTTCGGCTATGAGGTGAACATCGCCAAGCTGGAACAGATCAAGGCGGGCGGCTGAGAAAGGAGGCCCAAGGAATGGCAGCGGCACGAACAGGGCGCAAGCAGCCCTCCATCCGCACACTCTGGGCGATCGCCAAGTCGCCGGAACTACACATGACGGATGAAGACCTCCACGCGGTGGTCTACCGCGAGACCGGAAAGGAGTCCATAAAGGCATTGACCCAGGGGCAGATCAACGAGGTGGCCCGCGTCCTTCAGAACATGAAGGACGGAGTCAGCCGCAGCACCCACACCAAACGCACCGACGAAGGCGGAGACACCCGCACCATCCAGCAGCGGCGTAAAATCTACGCCCTGACTGAGCAGCTGGGCTGGAACAACAACCCCCAGCGCATCCAGGGTTTCGTGAAGCGCATAACCGGCGTTGACCGGCTGGAATGGCTGAACGTGGACCAGTGCAAGAAGGTAATCGAGGGGCTCAAGGCGATCTTGAAGCGACAGGAGCGGAAGGAGGGGGAGGGATGATGGCGGCAAGCGATCAGGACATCCTGACTGCGCTGGGCGGCATCATTGAGATGCAGCGCACCGCCCGGAGCGATGTGGAGCTGTGCGCCGAGACCGGGCTTGTGTTCCTCCGCGTCTACTACCAGAAGCTCCCGGAGTCCGTTGCCCGCCGTCTCACAGAGCTCGACCCGGTCGCGCTGGCGGCGATCCCCGGGGCGACGGGGCACAACGGCTCCGAGAAGGCCCGGAAGAATATCATTTCAAGCGTAGCGAGCAATGCAGCCTTCGCCCAGGTCATCCGGGCGGCGAACATCTACCGCAAGAAGCTGGGCCTCGGCCTCCTGGAGGCCGATGGCAGACTAGCGCAGACGGAAGGGCAGCTCCATGTTGCTGGCTGCGGGGTCATACAGGGCCCGACGAGTTAGGAGGGCTTTGATATGGCGGAGAAACGAAAGCGGCTCACGCAGCGCGAGAAGGCCGAGAGAGCTGCAGCAAAGAAGCACCTCCAGGCAGAGGGGGTCCTCCCCCCGGATAAGCCCCGGCTCAACCGCAAGAAGTTCGCCCGGGAAGCCTGGGCGGAGTACGAAGCATTCTATCAGGCCAAGCCCATCCGCGCCGAGGTCGCACTCATGAAAGCGATCTGCTTCATGGTGGGGCCGGACATGACGGCGGTCTCGCCAGAGGAGGTCGGCATCCTCAAGGTGCTCAAGATGGCAGTTGAGTACGACGCCTTCCTCCAGAGACTCGAACAGGAGGGACGTGAGAAATACAGCATAAAGGAGCTCGTCAGGGAGGTATTCCTCCCCATCTACAAACTATAGGAGGCTATTATGGACAAAAACGAAAGGAAGCAGGAGACCGCTCAGACGGTTAGCGCCAGCCCGGCGCAGAAGCCGGAGATTAACGAGGTGGATAGTGAGCCCATCTACCACGCGGACGAGGAGGAGGGAGACGGTGATGAGTAAGATAAGGATCTGTCTGGACGCGGGACATACTGGAAGCAAGTACAACCAGAGCCCGGTGGTGAAGAGCTACTATGAGAGCCGGATGGTGTGGACGCTGCACCTGAAGCTGAAGGCCCGGCTGGAGCTCAGAGGCTTTGAGGTGGTCACTACGCGGCCCAGCATCGATACCAGCATGGACGTATACGCCCGGGGAGCAGCGGCGAAGGGCTGCGATGTGTTTCTCTCCCTGCACTCCAACGCCTGTGATGTGGAGAATGTGGACTACCCGGTGGTGTACCGCGCCTATGATGACCGCAACGGCGCGGACACCCTGGCGCTGGCGCTCGCCCGGATGATCGGTCAGCTCATGGGCACCCGGCAGGCCGGACGTACCGCCATCCGGCGCAACAGCTCCGGAGGCGAGTACTACGGAGTTATGCGAGGTGCCCGTGCGGTGGGCGTCCCCCTGTATCTGCTGTTGGAGCACAGCTTCCACACCAACACTGCCGCCGCGAAGTGGCTGTTGAGCGAGGCCAACCTGGACAAGCTGGCGGAAGCTGAAGCAGAACTCCTGGGCAGCTACTTCAAGATGATCGCAGCGCCGGAGGATCTGACCGGGATCATGGGCACCGCCCGGGCCACGGCGCAGCAGATGGCGCTCTACTGCCGGAGCCAAAATACCAAGCCACAGCTGCCGGGCTGTTCTGTGGAGGAGCTGGCGCAGATGTTCCTGGAGGAAGGCGCGGCGGAAGGCGTTCGGGGCGATGTGGCCTGGGCCCAGAGCCTCCACGAGACGGGCCTCTTCAAGTTTGGCGGCATCGTTCAACCGAACCAGAACAACTACGCGGGTATCGGGGCACTGAATGGGAACGCTCCGGGACAGGCGGCAACGTTCCCTGACCCGCGCACCGGCATCCGGGCACAGATCCAGCATCTGAAGGCA